TACCGCTACTAGAACTGCAGCGAACAAGAACCCGAAGGCTATCCGTGCCGTAACTAGTTCCTTGTTATCCACCACCAAGACCTCCTTGGTGTTTATCTCCGGCTCTTTGTCTAGGCTATCTACGATATTTTCGTAGTGCTTAACGAAAGTTCCACGACGCTTAGCTTTCTTGATAGCTAGCTCCTTGTTGCTTTCGTAGTAGTCTGGTTTCATAAAACCAGCCCAACCATAAGGTTGGCAGCTAGAGCAAAGCATCTCGCCAGCTAAAGGGATACTTCCTACTCCGTTCTGACCACACCATTCACAAGTTCTTAGCTTTTCGTTCATCTTGTTACTCCTTTGTAACTAGTTACTGATTGCTAGGCGGAAGGCTTTTCTGGGGGTATAAGCTAGTACTAAAAAATGTCCCCAGCTTAGTTGGATTTCGATACCCCATTTGGGAAACCACCAGTATTTACCAAAATTCCTTCGCCTCTTAGTTGCTTTGCAGATTCGCATTTGTTACTCCTTGTTCCAAGGGTTATCGGCTGGCAACCGAACATCGGTTACCTCTTTAGGGTTACAGTCACTAGTTAGTTCATGTATTTGGTTCCCTCCAGCATAGCTCCAGCACCTTACATCTATCTGGACCTTTGCTTGTTCTAGTGCATCGACTAGGTTCTCAAGCCGGACGCTAGCTTTTATAGGGGTTCTTGGTAGTGGCATTTGTTACTCCTTAGGCAACTAGTGTTAGACACGAGCAGTTTATGGACATACTCAGGTCGGCTAGCTACTAGTCTTTCGCTAGTTCAAGGTTGCTAGACTGATCTGCGAAGATCTCCCTAGTTACAATCTTTCGATTCCAACTAGCATCTTCGGCATCTCCGAACTGTGCAACAGCCATGATGTTCCGGTAGCTAAACCGTTTAGCTGACGGAGCGAACCCCCACCAAACTCTAAGCCACTGGTAGCGACGTAGATATTTCTTGACGTTTCGGACTTGTCTGCCACTTAATACCCCTTCGTAACTAGGTTCTAAGTGCGTTCCAAGGATTTCGGACTTCGTAATCTTGCCATCTATAAGTTCAGACATTTGTAACTCCTTAAGTTACTAGTTATGTAAACAAGCAGTTTCAAGACTTGCTCAGGTCACTAACAACCCCTATAAGGGGGGTTGTTAGTTAGTTAGCTTGCAACTCCTACTAGCTTGCGGCTGATTCGACCAAGGCTGTCTAGGGCTGTTTGCTGTTTAACTACTAGCTTCTCGTAGTTGTCGATCAACTCCGATTGCTCAGCAATCAACTCCTCGTTCTTGTCGGTCAGATCTCCGTAGCTAGTTACCAATCTGCCAAGATCTTCGTAGCTAGCTAGTCCAGAGTCCTTGAAAGCTACGAGGCGGTCGTTGACAAACCCAACGGCTTCGCTCAACGAAACTGGTTCATCTAGTACATCTCGGTACAAGCTGATATAAGCCTTGTAGACTATGGTGCAAGCTAGTTTCAAGTTCGGATGACCACCTTTAATCATGGCATCAACGGTACTAGTTACTGAGGTTATATTGGATTCTCTACGTTCTGAGTAGTGCATTTGTAACTCCTAGTTACTGGCTGGTTTCGACCCTTTAGGGTCATCATCAGTTGGGATACACATCCCAAGACCAAGGGCATATTTTGACCTATGCCAGAGCCGTTAGCTTCTTTACATGGCAGAATCCTCCTACTAGGGGTTTACAAGTTGGGTTGAGGCTGATCTCCCAACTTGTACCAAGCTGACTAGCTATATCTAGCTAGCTTGGGCTAAAGAACCCAACCATTTACATGGTTGACACTGTAGTTTGCCAGCCCTTTGTCCTTTGTGAAGGACAACTAGTTCCGTTGAGGAACAGCTAGGACAAGATAAATTGAAAGCTGCAAACATAAGTTTGACTCCGTTCTGCTACTGACTAGTTGCTAGTTTCGAGGTGACTCGTCAGCTTGGACTACCAATATCCAAGAACTAGCTAGCAGCTAGCCACCGAAGCAGCTAGCTACTAGTTGGAAGTCTTACGACTTGGAAACAAGAGCAATGAGTTTCATTGCTTCGGCGATCATATCCAGCTTGCTGGATACTTCGGCTTTGAAGATCCCTAGATCTTCCTTGGTGACGAAGTTACTGGTATCAGTAACCATTCCCAAATCGACGGAGCCACTAGTTACCTTCGGAGATTGTGAAACTTGTTTCACAGTTCCAGTCTCGGCAGAAGCTAAAGCTTCTTTGAGGTTTCTCCTCATGACTTTGCAAGTCATGTTGACGACTTGTGAAGCAAGTCCCCACTTCGCTGCTACGGCAACTAGTGCTACTTTGACCTTCCGAAGGTCAGCTTTGCCACTACGTTCTGGGTTGGCAAATACCTTACGGTATTTGGTTATGTCTGAAGCAGGGTTCAGAGCAAGTTCTTCGTTGACTGTCAGGTTAGCTGTGCTAATCATCGTTGACTCCTAGATTGTTGGTGAGGTCATTTTTGCCTCGTCTATTCAGCCACTCCTTGCCTCAAGGAGTACAATCAAGAAGGGAGGGGAAAGAAAAAGAAACTAAAGCAAAGAAAAAGAATTGCCAAAACATATAGTAACTAGTTACTAACAGTTGTTGGAAAACCCGAAAAAATCACGAACCGCCCGCCGAGCGGTAGCTCCACGCAGTTCTGCGGCTGCGTAGACGCAGGTAGCGCAGGATTGTCCACTACGAAATCACGATGGAAATCAGGGAGAAATTGCCAGTTTCTGCCCCTCTCTTGACGCGCAAGGATCACACGGAGAGCCAGCCTAGTTGCCGAACAGCCAGATTTCCGGTATTTCTAGTCCCAAGACTAGCAACTAGCTGTTAGCTGGGGCTAACAGAGGTTGTTACTGCAGTAACAAGTGTTAGTCCTAGGAGGACTAAGGGGCTACCACGGGGATGCCAGTGGGAAGTTTTTTGTTATGTTGAGTATGTTATGTGTGTTAGTGTGTGTTGGTGTTGTATGTGGGTGATGATGGGTGATGTGGTGGTAGGAGGTGTGTGTATTGGTGTGGTGATGGTAGTGTGTTGATGGGGGGGTATGGTGTTGGAAGTTGGTGATATAGGTGTAGAGGGACCCCCTTGACGGATTGTTTTCCACCTTAATCGCACTAGTTACTTGTTACTAGTTAACTACTTGTTGTTGGTTAACTAACAACCCCTTAAAAGGGTTGTTAGTTTAATCCTCCTAACTAACCCCCCTATAATCCCCCCTTCCTTCCCTCCTTTTTGCTGTCATAACATGTTATTTTCTATACGTCAGGATTGTTACATCCGGGGTGTTCCTCCTTAAAACTACCTCGTTAGGGTTTACAATCAGTCTCAACCGTAAGGTGTAATGCGGGAGTCTTTACTGACAAGCAGACCCCGGTGCTTGAAGCCTCCTGCATTGGGGTCTGTGCTATTCAGGAGGTATATTTTGTTATTGCCCGAAGATCGAAAAGCCCTTTTAGAAACGATCGGCGTGACTACGTGGTCTGAACAGGACGAGATCCTTGACCATCCAGCAAGAATCAAGCTTGTTGCGGGCGGGGAGCGTGCGGGAAAGAGTTTTATGGGAGCGCTTTCCATCATTACCCACCTTGATGAATTTGAGGATGGGGATATTGTGTGGCTTGTAGCTGCTGACTATGAGCGTAACCGGGCAGAGTGGAACTACTTAACCGATATGCTCGGAAAGCTAGGGTTCCTATACAAGCAGACCAAACGTATTGACCCCGGAGAGATGGAAGCCATCTGCGGGACAGCTAATAACCCCGGACTATTTAAGATAAAGACAAAATCCGCCAACGATTACCGGAGCCTTGCAATGGAAGCCCCTAGAATGGTGGTTACTTGTGAAGCATCCCAGATTGACTATGACAGTTTCCTGCGTTTACGTGGGCGTATCGCAGAAAAGCGCGGGTATCTATTCTTAGAGGGTACTTTCGAAATGTCCCTAGGCTGGTATCCGTCCCAGTGGGAGGCGTGGAAGTTCTATAACCCCGATGACGACGCTATTTCTTTTTCACTGCCGTCTTGGACAAACAGGGTTGTCTATCCTGATGGCAGACAGGACGATGAAATCCTGTCCCTTGAAAGGTTACACTCCGAAAACTGGTTCAACGAGCGAATTGCGGGCAAGCCAGCACCTCCAAAGGGTCTTGTCCACGATATGTTTGACATTGCCCACCACGTTTCTGACGATGTTACCTACATTCCCGGCGAACCAATACATTTATGGATTGATCCGGGGTACTCTCAGGTTACAAAGTCCGCTTATGCTGTTGAGGCAGTACAGATAATTGACGGTCAGATACGGGTAATAGACGAAATCTACGAAAGACTTAAGGTTACTGAGGATATTATTGACATATGCCAGAACAGACCTTGGTGGCAGGATGTTTCCCACGGTGTTATCGACATAGCTGCCCATAATTTTGGTGAATCCAGACCAGTAGATACGTGGTTGCAGCAAGCCGGACTGTATATGCAGTCCCAGAGCGTTGGGATAATGGATGGTGTTGAAAGATTTAATACATACCTCAAGGAAAACCCTGTCACTCACCAGCCAAACTTAGTCTTTAACCCTAAATGCAAGGGTATTTTGTCCGAACTAGGTGGCTGCGCCAACCCGTTTGATGAACAAATGCACGTATATACTTGGCGGACAGACCGTGAAGGTAACGTTGTGGGAAAAACTCCGAGGGACGCTTTCAACCACGGAGTAAAAGCTATAACCTACGGACTTGTTGTGAATTTTGGCTATGCCAGAACCACGGGTCAGGGGAAAATAATCGCAGTAAACAGGTGGTAATGTGGCAAAGATAGACGATCTGGCAACAACCCTAGAAGAAGTTTGGGAATCCCCCGGATTTATCACCAGACGCGCCAGAATGGAAAATGATTATGGCTTATATCGGCTAAATAACTATGAAGCTGGAGCCGGATACCAGAGCTATACGTCAAATGCCCCCAGAATCCTAGCCGATAAGATTATCTCCTACCTAACTAGTGCCAGTATGTCCATTCGGGTAAACATGAGCGCTGCTGTTGCCGACCGAACCCCCGGAGCCAAGAAAGAAAAACTTGCAATAGGTTCCCTGAACCTAGCTGATGAACGGATGCAGCGGATAGGACAGCCAACTGTTCGCGAACAACTTGCTTTTCATGCTGTACTTAGAGGTTGGTATGCAGGGCGGGCGCTTTTAAACAAGCGACAGGACGGAAGTACTTATGTAGACATTACGCCTTTCGATCCACTTCACTGTATTTACGAAATGGATGACGATGGGGTTGTATGGCTAGCTCACAAAACGCGAAGATCTGCCCTTTCAGTTAAATCCCAGTTCAGGATAGACGTTGAGCCAGCGGTAGAAAAAGATGGGGAGCTTGCAGGGGTAGATGTATGGGATTACTACTCACGGGAAGAACACGGGATAATAGTTGCTAAAGACAAAGATGGTTACGAATGGGGTAAAAGGCTAACCAAGCACAACATCAGAGATATTAATAACACTCCATTTGCCCCCGTTTTCCTTGGAGCTGTGGGTCCAGCTCCTTGGATTCAGGGCGAGACTTCAAGTGATGACACCGCATCAGACTTTGGCGAGTCTATCTTTTCATCTAACCGCCAGATCTATGAAGACCTGAACTTCGCAATGAGTGCTTACAAGACACTTGTTAGGCGAGCGGTCAGGCGACCGTACAAGATTATTTCTCCTGATGGAACAACAACTCTTGAATCTGACCCTTGGCAGGACGGATCGGAAGTCCCACTCCCCGCTGGAACAGAAATCCAGCTTCTTGACGAAGTGACAATGCCGATTGACACCCCTGCATTTGTCGGACAAATATCCGGCGAACTTCAGCGTGGTGGCTTATCTAACGTAAGCTATGGGGAACTTCCCTTTGCGATCTCAGGATTTGCAGCAAAGGTTCTTCAGGAAGGCTCTGCCCACCAGATAGCCCCAAGGGTTCAGGCTATGTCTTCCTGCTACAAGCAGATAACTGAACTTATCTCGATGCAGTACCAGCTTGGTGGATTCAAAGCGATGGATGTAACGGGTCGCCACAATGACGTATCAAGTTACTTCCATGAAGAAATTAACCCTGCAGATGTTGAAGGTGCTGGAGCCATCGAAGTTAAGTTCGGTGTCAGGATGCCACAGGACGAACCACAGTTAATAACAATGGCACAGATGATGCGAGAGGGAGAGCGACCACTTGCACCTGACGAATGGATATGGGAAAACGTCCTGCAGATTTCGGATGTTGACCAGTTCAAGAACGCAATCAGCGCACAACAGGCTCATACGACGGAGCCGAAAGCCCTGTTAATAACCCTGATAGAAGGCTTGATGCAAACAGGGGAACAGGAAAAAGCCCTTATCTATATTGACCTTCTAAGGAAGACGCTTAAGCAGGAACAGCAGCAGGAACAATCTCAGGACATGCAGTTCCAGCAGATGCAAGCGCAAGTACAGGCGATGATGATGGGAGGCGGAGTTCCGCCCCCTGAAGCCGGAGGACAAGGTGGTGGGCAAGGTAGCCCGCCGGGAATATCTAATGATATTCTTTCTTCACAAATGCAGGGATTCACCAGAGCTGGTGATCCTGCTCAAGCACCTCCGGGTACTCCCGGCGGACCGGGGACATATAACGGCGCATAACCATGCTTTACAGAATTTATTACACAAGTGACGAAGGCGACTCTGGCTACGAACAGGTAGAAGCAAACAGTCCTGCAGAAGCTCGAACTCAGGTTCAAAACCGACTGTCTGGGATTTGGGGGCTAGAACTTGGAACCATTCAACAAATAGGCAAGAAGGACGATAAGAAAGACGATAAAAAGGACGATAAGAAGGAAGAAAAAAAGAAAGTCGTCAAAGAAAAGCCTAAAGCTAAAGATCAAACGGGACCAACGCCTGACCTTGATACTCTGTTGGCAGAGCGGGAAGCAGAGATTGAGGCATTAAAGAAACAGAGAATAGCGGATGATGAACGGCGTGAACAGCAGATACTAAATCTACAAAATATGTACCAAGATCTAGAGAAGAAAGAGGAAGGAACCCCAAATTTATACGATCCGGCGGGTTTGGGTGAGGTAAGTGGTAGCTACGGTGATCGGTTCCGAAGGCAAAGCCTAGAAAGGCAATCTCCCCTTGCTGGATTCTTAGAAGGTATTTCACAGGCATATGGCGGGCAAGATATACCCGGAGGGTATGCAGGACGGAATTATTTAGAAAGCTTAGCTGATCCAGCAGAAGCCGCCTATGGAATAATGAACGTGCTTGATAGACCTTATGCGGGAACTACAGGGGAACTGGACTTTGGGGAGTTTGCTCAAAACCTCTTTGCCACAGGCGCAAACCCTAGAGAAGCACTTAGTGGGATTTTGAGTGGAGGGATAGAAGATCTGGCTAAGGTTTCAGGAGCGGGTCTTGAAGGAATGAGGTCTATTAATCCCGGTAAAGCGCAGAGAGTTGGCGCATTAATAAACCCTGATGTAGTTAGTCCGGGGGCGACAGGGTATCAGGACATAAACGACTTAATAAACTTTGCTTATCAAGCACAAAGACAAAAGTACTCTCCCTTAGCACTTCAGCAAATCCAAAGAGGTCAGGGAGGGCAAGACCGCCTTTGGGCTGACTATGTACGGCAGATGCAGCCGGAAGGTGGTGGGATGCCTACGGAAACAGCTAACTTTGCAAAATTCATACAATCCCGATTTGGACTCTAGGAGAAATAAGTGGCAATTAATCCTACGTTCTCTGGTTTTCTTGACGAAGAGCCAAGGGCTGCTTTCTTTGGAACGCTAGGGCAAAAAGGTCTTCTCGATACTCCAACAAGACAGAGGCAAGCTTCGGATATATACAACCAAGCCTTGCAGGGTTTTTACGGCAAGCTTGGGGAGCAGGTTCTTGGCGGTGGCGCACCAGACGCTTCGTTTTCTGACTACCTAAAAGATCTTCCATTTACGGAACGGTTCGCTCAGATGGGTAGGCAATACAGCGATCAGGGGCGATTTAGCCCAAGGACTAGGTTCCTTTACTACTAATGGTTTCCTCATTTAGAAACTTTATGGCTAGCAGGAATGATAGAGCAGCAACCTATGCTCCTCCAGCCCCGCGCGTACATCAACCCGATCCCAACTACGCTCCTTTCCAAGAGTCTGATTACTACACCCAGTTCAAGAAAGAGAGCGAGGAAATACGGAGGGAGGGTACTACAGGCTGGAGCGCTGGCTCAGGATGGGGTGGTCCGACGAGGATAGATACGACAGAGAAATCTGTTGAAAACCTCAGAAAAGAAAAGCAAACAGAATATGATGATTGGGTAAGGCAGCAGAGAGAAATTGATGACACTCCGGCTTTTATAGGAGTCTCGTCATCTAAGGAAGAATTTAATCCCAATAAAGAATCTGGCAGGGAATTTATAGCAAGGGATAAAGCTCTGTATGTGGAAGAGGTTCTTCCATACATGAGTAGGCAAGACGAGCATCCCCTTGGATCATCTGAGCTTGAACAGGCTGAAGAGCTTTATTACCAGCAAGTACTTACAACGAATGGAATTTCTAGCGCACCCTTCCCCTTATTGATGCCTACTAATGAGCGGATAAGTAGATATGAAAATCAGGTAACTAAACTCCTATCTCCTATAGAAATAGCTGGTCAGAAGACTCAGGTAACAGGGCTTCAGCAACGACAGCTTCAGAAGACTTCTGGTCCAAGAAGGGCGCGAGCTTTTGCCGGGGTTGTAGCTAACCCAATGAACGAAGAGTTCATTCCGATCGCAACCGCACAGGCGATGGGAGCATTGCCCGGAGCAGCCCTTGGAAATGAAACGCTAGAAAAGGCTGGAGCAACGGCTGGTGAGTGGGTAGGGTTTGGTTTTGGAATAGGAAGTGCCGGAAGAAGCCTCAGATGGATGACCGAAGATATTTCAATTCCGTTCAAAATTATCAGGGGTTCCTACAGGGCAATCCATAAAAAGTTTGGTACTCAAGCTATAAGAAAACCAGCACAGTTATCCTATGTAATAGATAACGCAGGGCAAGCACCCCCATCCGTAGCTCTTGACGCTAATGAGCGAAAGCTTGTTGCAAACTTCACCCCTGAAGAAAGCCTTGCTTATGCAGCGCGTGATGCAGGAGGGACTGCACCACCAGCAGGAAGCAAGATTTGGGTACGTACTGAAAGTCAAATTCGCGTCGAAGGTCAGACTGAAACAATACAGGGTTGGAAACGCCCTGAAGTAGCCCCCCTAACAGTTGTTCACGAGGGTCCACTTACCAAGACTTACCAGATCACAGACACGGATAGTTATTTCAAAGCTTCTGGAGAAATACTCAACCTGTCACCCCAACAGGTAGAACAAGCTTCTAAGATTTCCAGACCGATAATAAAAGCTCTAGCTGAGTCCTTTGGTATTGACGAGGCTACATATATCCAAGGACTCGTCCCTGCGGTTCGAGAAACGGCAGAAAGGGTAGGGCAGCCTTACGCAGCTAGGGTTATTCCTACGGCGGGAGCAGGAGATGATGTTCAAGGATTAGGGGACGCACTTATGGATTCTATTTTCCGTAGGTCTGCAAGCCTAGTTGAGTTTGTTAAGACAAGCGAAACCATTACAAACGATGCTGATTCGATGATAACAATACAACACGAGTTAGCCCATATCGTCCTTAAAGATATTTTCAGGTTGGTTGCAAATGGAACGGGCGGTCAGGCAGGGTCTATTGACAGGCTTTCCGATGCTCTTAAATCACAGGTTCTTGTAAGGGCAGAGATTACAGGCGAAGCACTTACTTCTGCACAAAGACAGGCAATAGGCAACCTGACAACTGATGATGTTGCAGCCTTACTAGGGGATACCGATTTTTGGCAGCCTTCTTCATTGAGAAATGTCATGGGATCAACGGCTGAAGAGTGGATGGCATTACGAAACTCTCCAGACCATAACAAAAAGTTACTGGCTAGAGATCTTCAGCAGTTACTTCACGAAGCTGGAGCGGATCTTTTTGCAAAATACACCTTTGATGCAGCGAGAGGGGAGAGGACTACAAAAGCTGCAAGGGAAGCAATGGGGATCTATGATGATGCAATTATCTGGCAAGCTACAAGCGTTGGATTAGACGAGTCCTTTAAATTACTCAGAGCAGCAACACCTACCCCGCACGGCATTGCAACACCCCGAAATGATCACGAAGAAAAAATAGTAAATTCTTTTAGGTCGGTAATAGAGGAGATAGCTCAAGGGAAGATCTATGTAGATAAGAAAATTGCCCCTCAGCAATTAACCTACCTAGCAAGGGAATTTGCCAAACGAACAAACGCTGAAGCCCTTGCTATCAGAGCAATGGCTGACTACTTCCTAGGAGGTAAAAGGACATTACTTCGTGAACACCAAGATGAAATAATAGGGGATCTAGTAGACTCAGATGTTCCTCACTTCTTCGATGGAACTAATGCGCGCTACCTGCCGTTGGCACGGGAAATTTTTACGCATCCATCTTACGAAAAGCTTTACACGCAGGTAATGGAAGGAGCGATACCTAAAGACGATTATTTCAAAAGGGTCGATGAACTCCGTCGTGCATTAGTAGATGTGTTAAGAAATCCAAACACTAAGGTTGCAGCAATCCATGATGTCACCCCTGAAGTTAGGGGGAGGCTTGAACTTGTTAACGAAACGCCTGAGTTGCTAAGAAGAGTTCAAGAAGGCGCTTTCAAGAACGAGGCTGGTGAGCCTATTGTTTTCTATACGGGCGTATCTGAAGACTACGGACAGGATTTCCATCACATATTATCTGCTCACTTTTACGGGCTTCTGGGACCCGGAAAATATATAGATGACTGGGATGTTGTTGGTGGATCGTATGCTGCTAATAGATTTGTAGTTGGCGGTTACGAATCTTCTACATCAGCAAGAGTTCAAGCTTTTTACTCCCTTGTACCAGAGTCAAAAACTATGTCGCTGGAAGGGTTTGGGTCTTCTGACCCCGTAGGACTACGGTACTTTGAAACCGTCTTTGCTGATGATGAATGGGTTAAGCTAAACAAGAGTGCGCTTCTCGAATACAACCGTAAAAACAGCTATATAAGTCACCCTGATACTAGCAAGCATATCCTGCACAGGGACTGGAATCCAAATCCCGAAGCGAAAGCTTTACTTTCGGATTTTAATAGTGCGGTAACTAAATTAACATCAGCGAAAAATTCCTTCAAAGGTCTCGAAGCTACGTTTGGGGAAAACGCATCTAGGAGGCTTT